AACAATAGATGAAGAAGCAATTGAGAAGTACGGTCAATGGCCATGGCCTAGAGATGTACTAGCAGATTTAATTGTAGATTTACGACAAGCAGAAACAGGTATTATTGTAATGCCCATATTGTTTAGTGAAGAAGATAGATTTGGTCAAGACGATTATTTCTGTGAAACACTAACATATGGTACTGTTATTGCTCAAACAGGAACAGTTCAAAAACGACAATCTAATCCAGTTCCAAGAGGTGTTGCAAAGATTGGAAATCCATTAGACTTTTTATATGAATGGCCGGGCATGGTTGGGCCACATCCTAAACTTGCAGAATGTACAGCAGGTGTAGGTGTAATTAATACAGCGCCAGAGATAGATGGTGTAACTAGACGAGTGCCACTATTGATGAGAATAGGTGATGAAGTTTATCCTAACATGTCTATTGAAACAATACGAGTAGCAGTAGGCGATCCTAGTTATCAAGTCAAAGCAGATCAATCAGGTGTTGTTGCAATGAGAGTTCCTGGTTATGATACAATCAATACAGATGCTAATGCAAGAATATGGCTACGATGGAACAAAGAGTTTAAAACAATATCAGCTGCGAGTGATGACTTCTCTGATGCAAAAGGCACGACTGTAATTATTGCCTTGACAGCAGAGGGATTATCGAGTATAGTAGCAACCCCAACAGGCGAACAATATGATTATGTCATAAGTGCTAACTCACTACAAACAATATTAGACGGCGAGACTGTAAAACGATTTGATAGTCTTATTGAACTATTGATTGCATTTACACTAGGTCTTGCAATGATTATTCTAGTAAGATATTCACCTTATTGGATTATTGCAGCTGCAATATTATTTGTGTCTGTGGGATTACCAGTTTATATTGAATTATTCTATATGAAAGGGTTGTTGCTTGTAGATGTAACTTGGATATTACTAACGTTTTTAATTGTTGCATTTCATTCTACATTCTTACGATTTATACTAGAGTTTAGAGCGAAACAACAAATACGAAAACAGTTTGAGAAGTATCTAGATCCACGACAAGTGGCAATATTAGTTAAAGACCCAAGTAAGTTAAAACTAGGGGGAGAAAGAAAAGAGATGTCTTTTCTATTCATGGACATTGTTGGGTTCACACCAATATCTGAACACTATAAAAACAATGATGATCCAGAAGGTTTAGTCACAGTAATAAATGATTACTTAAATCGCATGAGTAAGATTGTATTGAAGAATGGTGGTACAATCGACAAGTATATGGGTGATTGTATTATGGCATTTTGGAACGCACCTTTAGATTGTTCTAATCATGCTGAAATGGCAGTCAAGACAAGTATTGAGTGTGCAATAGAAACAGACAGAATTAAGAAAGAGTTTAAAGAAAAAGGTTTGCCAGATATTAACATTGGTTCAGGTGTTAACACTGGCACATGTATTGTAGGTAATATGGGAAGTGAAATGAGACTAGATTACTCTGTAATAGGTGATGCTGTAAATCTAGCTGCAAGATTAGAAGCTGCAACTAGAAACTACAAAGATGATAATGGTAAAGTAGTGCCTACTTTATATTCGTCTTATACGAAAGAACAATTGGTTGATATTAAGTCAATTGAAGTAGATAAGATTAAGGTGAAAGGCAAAGAAGAGCTGATCACAATTTATAAACCAGAGGAGAACTCACATGACGCTATCAAGGCAAGTGGCAACAATGCTACGAACATATCAAAGGGAGAAAAAAATGAAACAACTTAAAAAAATTACGAGACTACAAAAATCGAGAAACTTAACAACTTTGACTAAATTGCCTAGATATCAGACGGCATGATGAAAAAAACCATCGCTTAGCAAAACGCTAGCAAGGAAATCAATAGGGGGGGTGTATGATTGTACCCCCCTTTTTTATTAGAAATCTGCCTCATAGAGTGAATTAATTGCATTAAGAGTTTTATCAGGTGGATTTGTATCTTTACTCATGGTAATTGAAGCCTTACTGCTAGTATTGTTAACAACTTGTGTGGAGGCATCATTACTAACAAAAACAGGTGCGGCGCTGGCACCATCTGCTTGTGTTTGAGATAATTCTGATTGACTTTCACTTAACGCATTTTTTAATATTTGTATATTTTTCTGTGCTTGTATATAACCATCTCCACCATTTGCAAGACCCATAACAGGAATACCATCTACACTCATACCACCAAATACAGCACCTTCTAGTAAAGGTGTTAATTCAACCATTTTATTGACAAAGTATTCAAAGTCATCAGCACCACCCCTATAATCATTATTTACAAAATCAGTAAGAGCATTAGATGCTGCGATAAAACCATCTAAATTAACATCATTCAATTGTTCAACAGGTTTTAACATATCAACCATTTCATCTATGATTGTTCTTTTAGGGCCTGCTTCTTCATCACCACCAAATAAGAAACTAAAGAAACCTTTTACTTTATCAGTCACAAATGTTGCTGCACCAGCAATACCATCAGACCCCATGAACGCAAGTATAGCAGGTCCTACTTTTGCAAGTGGTCCTGTAAGTTTACTTAAATTTTCAGCGTCTATTTGATTAAGTTTTTTGACACCATCAACCATGTTGCCAATAAGTTCTTTTGTGCTTGATCCGTCAACACCTATAACATTTCCTACTTTTGCTAAACCATCAAATGCTAAGAAGAAAGCTGCAATACCAGCACCAATTAATCCCATTCCTAAAGCGGCAGGTCCTGCCAATCCTGTTGCACCAAATAAAGCGCCTGCACCTAATAATACACTTATTGCTGTTAACGCAGTAGTATCTAATGCACCAATAGCTGCACTAAAGTTAGTCATCAATGTAACTAGACTTTCACCTGTGCCTACATTTGCAGCAACAAAATCTGCGGCAGAAAATGCCATGAGAAATGCAGCGATACCTGCACCTACAGCACCCATTCCTAAAGCAACTTTTGCAGGACTACCAATTGTACCTATTAGGCCACCAGCACCAAGTAAAGAACCTAATACAACCAGTGCTTGATCACTAAGACCTCCTACTGCTTTACCAAAATTTTCTATTACTGCTGGTAATGCTGTAAAATCTGTTCCTAAAAATGACATTGCAGCGTCACCTGCGGCAAGTCCTACAAAGAATCCTGCAATACCGGCACCTATTGCAGTCATACCAAATCCAACTTTTAACGCTGATGCTTTATTTGAATATGATGTTATAAATGATAAACCAAAGATAACACCAAGAGCTGCTAATGTTTGAGTGTCTAAAGAATTAACAATGTCACCAAATGCACCTACAACTGTTTTTAATCCTTCTAAATTTAAACTACCTGATAATACATCTACATTTTCAAGTATAGCACTACCTGCAACTAGACCACCAAAGAATGCTGTAATTGCAATACCTAGTGATGCAATAGCAAGACCCATTGCTTGACCTTTTAATGATGTTTTGAAACTTGCGACTGTGGCTGCACCTATAAGTGAACCTAATACAATCATTGTTTGAGGGGACATTTCACTTATGACACTATCAAATCCTGCAACTACACTTTTAAATCCATTAAAGTCTGTGCCACCAGTCAATGCACTAATACCTTCTAAGACAGCATCACCTAATAATAAACCACCAAAGAATGCTGTTATCGCTGCACCCATGAGACCTACACCTAGTGCCATTTTTGTAGGACTACCCCCACCTTTTGATGCAACAGCAGCTGCACCTATAATACCACCCAATGCAATCATTCCTTCTGGAGATAACTCTTGAACTATTTCTGAAAATCCTTTTGCAGCCTTTTTAGTCGCTTCAAAATCAAAATCAAATCCTGCTTCTTTTGCAACACCTAGTGCTTCATTACCTAATGCTAAACCACCAAAGAACGCTGCAATTGCAGCACCCATTAATGCTATTCCACCAACACCTTTAAGTGCGGCACCAGCAAGAGCACCTGCGCCAGCAAGTAATGCCATTTTTTTGCCACCACTTTTTTTCTCATCTTCAGTGCCGCCTCCGGCACCACCTGCAGTACCTGGTGCTTGACCTTGATTAAGTAATGCTAGTCTCTCTTGTTCGAGAGCCATTTTTTCATTGATTTTAAATGATCTTTCTAAGGATTCATGTATGTCTGTAAGTATGTTAGCAACATTTTCTAAAGAACCAATTTGTTGTGTTTCAACTTGAACACCATCCTCACCTGTTTTCTTTTCAACATTAATGGTGGTTTGTAAACTCTTAGCAATATCTGCCAGAGCACTGGTTGTTTTTCCTAATTGTAACGATAAAGACTGACCAAAAGACCTATTTTGAGATTTAATAACCTCACTAAAAGAATTAGACAACGCCTCCGTTTGTTCTTTCAATGCCTCACGGTTATCGTTTTTGTTCTCTTGTAGTCTGATGATTACATCTTTAAAGTCAGCCATAGTTTATTACTTCTTCTTTCCTATTGCTTGTGCGCCAAAGAAAGCTGCAACGATACCTGCAACAGCGATGAAATATACACCTGCCATGTCACCTAATATTTTTGCACCTTGATCTAGTCCTGCAACTGTCGCCCCAACTATTGCAATTGGGTATAATAACATGCCATACAGCGAATACCATGCCATTGTTCTTTGTGCGTCTCTCATGGCGTCAGCGTCTTCTAATTCTTTACGCTTAAACTCCATATACATTTCGTGCTCTTTATCTGATACTTTACCATCACCATTAGAATCTGCTGGATGATAGTTTGTTACCTTTACTTCTTCGTCTGCCATTTTATCTCCTGTTTTTAGCTTGTGCCTCTTTCATTCGTTTATTTTCCTCTTTCACATGTTCGTTTAACATAGTCAAATAAATTTCTCTTTCGTAAGGTAGCATGTTTTCAATTTCTGTCAACGACCAATGATGTAACTGTATCATTTGAAAGTTCAATTGATAATAGGCCTCTAAATCAATATGAGAGAGGCCTACTAAAAAAAACTTTGCATACCTTGTAGTGTAACCTTACCTTTCTTTTTTGTTTTAGGATTAGTCACATTTACAACATGCTTCAATCTTGGCATTGTTGTAAAAAACATTTGAATTTTTCCAAATTGTTCTTGTGTAAGATTTTCTAAAAAATCTTCAAGTTCTTTTTGTTCTAAGTCTGCTGCCTCATATGTTTCTACACCATCAATTATTTGATGAATACATTTTGTAGTCATTGATATGATTGCTTCAGCAGTCATGTTTTGAACATTTGCTCCACTAAATGTCTTAATTGTTGGGTAAGACATAATCACTTTAACGCTGTCTGTTAATTCAACAACATTATTATGATCGTCATCCACTTCAACTTCAATCTTTGATAAATCAACGGTTGTTTTGACTTTCGTTTCGTTATCATCTGGACAAGTGATCATAATATCAGTTTTCTCACCTACAGATTTAGAGCGTATTTTTAAGAAAATATATTCTATATCAAATGATGGTAAATGCTCTACTTTTACTTTATTAAAAGTACAATTTTCTATTACTTGTACTAATGCATCAGCAATTTCCGTTTGAGCATCAGATTGCTGTGCTTGTAATAATATCTTTTCTTCTTTTACGAGAAAAGGTCTATATTTTATTTTTTCATCCGTACTAGGAATATTCAACTCAAATGTTTGTGTATTTAATTTAGGCAAAGCCATAATTTATCTCCTTTATATTAAAATGTAATTGGCGGAAACACTTTACCACCAAATACTTTACCAATTGGAATAGATCGTTTCAACTGATTGATAACGCTTCTTCCTGTTCTTCTTAATTCAGGTGGCAATCCAGATAAGAATCCACCACCAGGTTTTACAACACCAGAAGATAGTCCACCTACCTTTCCTGTGCTATCTATGTCTAAATCAAAGTTCAACCAATCTCTATATGAAAAAGTAACATTTATTTGAACAAATTGATTTTGATTACCACTATCATATTGTATCTCACCTATGGCTGATGGAAAACACTCTCTCATTCTTACACCATATGTCACACTATCTCTATCACCTAAATCTTCAAATTGACCTAACTGAAATATGTCTATGTTGCTAATATAATTATCATAAAAATTAAACATACCACTTTGATTGTCATACATTGTTGATTGCCAAACTTCAAAAAACTGTCTTAATCTTAAAAATTTATCACCAATAAATGTCGCAGTCACATCTCCGTATTGCACTTGTGTTGGATACTTATATGGAGCACCTGCAATACGATACGGACTTGTATTAAATGTTCTTCCCGGCATTGTAATATTAGTACACATCAAAGTGACCATTGGTGCTAAATCTCTTTCATATTGTAAAGGTTCTGCTCTCTTTGTATCTGCAAGACCAGGAGGACCACCCACAAATGCTTCATCAGCACTAAATGGTATGTCTCTATCTTTTAATGCTTGTGTGAGTACATCATTTTTAGGTAAACCTATATTAACTAAAAAACGAGTATTTCTTGCGACACCTTCTGCTTTAGATATTGCTGATCTAAAACGATTAAGTGTTGTTTCAGGATTTGCTCTTTGTTTTATTCTAGGATCGCCAGGTATATTATCATATTCTTTACCTCTTGGCAACCCTATTCTGATATCAAAGGGTCCTACTCTTTTACCGCCTCTAAATATTGCCATGTTTCTTTCTATTCTTTAAATGAGCTGCTTCAACTAACTTTTTGTTTTGTCCATAATATTCTACAGCATGTCCTTGTTTACACATGAGTTTATTAACACTCACACCATCACACCAAACATCTCCAAGAATACGACCAAACTTTCCAGTCTCATCTCCTTTGTATGTTTTAATTACAATACGAGAAGCACTTTTTAAATGTTCTTGTAAAAACTTTTTAGATAGAAGTCCATACTTCTTTTCTTCTAAATCTCTTGTACGACTTTCAGGAGTATCAATTCCATATAACCTTACTCTTTGCTTATACATTATATCAAAACCCATGTCAAGTATTACATCAATGGTATCACCATCAACAACTTTTGTAACTTTGCTTACTCTATAACTAAAATCTGTTGGATCACCTAGTCTGTTCATTAAATCATTCTCCTACTATCACGCCATACTTGACTTGCACTTGCTTTTCTAAACTGTGCGACTGGCATGAAAATAGATGGCGCATAATCATCTTCTTCCAGTTCTAAAAATCCACTAACAAATTGTCTT